GCACTCTGTCAATAAGTTGTTACCATACTACTATCAACCAGGGATAATATGGCAAAGACAAAATCAAAAAACGCTGCAGCTAAAAAGAAGACAGTACCAGCAAAGACAAAGCGCAAACCAATGACACGCCGCGAGTTGTTACGCAGTGTTGAGCTATTGCCCCCCAAAGTGCCCGCACAGACAATTGATAAAATGGTAAAACAGGCCGTACCTGATAGTGAAGGACAGATGGGCCCGGGCCGTCCTGCCAAATATGACCCCCGTTATTGTAAAAAATATGTTGAGCTTATGGCAAACGGATATACCAAAACAGCAGCGGCGGGGCGTATGGGGTTGAGGGTTGAGACGGTGATAGATTGGAGCAATCCATCAAGCCCCAGGTATAAGCCAGAATTTTCTCAAGCGGTAAAAGCCGGGGCAGTTTTGTCTGAGATGTGGTGGGATGAGGTTGGGCACCTTAATTTGCATAATAAAGAGTTCAACAATACGCTGTACATGATGTTCCGTCAGAATTTGCATGGCTGGACAAGACGCCTTGAGGGGCGCATTGAGACAAGCCATGAGGAGATACATACGCACAAACAAGTGGTTGAGGTAAAAATGGCCGATGAGCAGTATGCTGAAATCCTCAGAATTTTGGTTGAATGCGGTGCAATCGAACAGTCAGCTGAAAGACCTGCTGACACCCAGACTCACTGAATACATACCGCATAAACCCACACCCAAACAATCAGCGTTTCTATTGCTGCCAGTACGTGACGCATTTTTTGGTGGTGCTGCAGGTGGTGGGAAAAGCGATGCACTGCTGATGGCTGCACTGCAGTATGTTGATATTGCTGGGTACCATGCTATTTTAATTCGTGACTCGTTTAAAAACTTGACTATGCCCGGCGCGCTTATTGATAGGTCAATGGAGTGGCTATCACCAACAGATGCAAAATGGAATGATGACAAAAGACGCTGGACGTTTCCTGCAGGCGCAACATTGTCATTCGGTTATTTGGATGGGCCCCGTGACCATTTTAATTACCAGTCCAGTGAGTTCCAGTTTGTTGGTATTGATGAGGCTGTTAATATACGGGAAAATCAGGCAATATATATGTTCAGCCGCCTGCGCAGACTTGAGGGGCAACAAGTGCCAATTCGCTTCCGCGCAGCAAGCAACCCACCCACCCCAGAACAGTATGAGCGGGGGATATGGGTGAAACATAGGTATGTTGATTCTGAACTGCGCCAACAGGATACAGTGTTTGTCCCCAGCCGGCTTGATGATAACCCGTACCTGGACAAAGATGAATATTTGCAGTCACTTGATAAACTGGATCCAATTACACGCAAGCAGTTGGTTGAGGGCGATTGGGACATACAGGCGAAAAGCGGGTTTTTGGATCGCAGCTGGTTCAACATAGTGCAGCACGCGCCCAGGCCCGAGGACATAAAAAAGATTGTACGCTTTTGGGACAGGGCGGCAACAGATGATCCAAAGGCCGCGCGGACAGCTGGATGTAAAATGGCAGTAACAAAAAATAACCAGTATTACATCCTATCAATGGTGAAGTTTCAAAAGGGCTCACTTGATAATGAGCGCCATATAAGGCACGTTGCTGATGTTGATGGCAAGGATGTATTCATACGCATGGAGCAGGAGCCTGGCAGCAGCGGCAAGGATACAATTGATAACTACCGCCGCAATGTGCTCCCAGAGTTCTCATTCAAAGGCATACGCGCAACAGGCAGCAAAATTGACCGCGCCTCCCCATTTGCCTCACAAGCTGAGGCGGGGAATGTGTTTTTAGTGCGGGGGCCCTGGGTGAATGATTTTTTGGATGAGGCTGAATTATTTCCAAACGGGAAATTTAAAGACCAGATTGATGCTGCCAGTGGCGCGTACAATGAACTCGCAGTCAGTGCAGTTGAGGCGAGGGTGCGGAGCTTATGATGAGCAATATTTCCCGCGAAACATTCAAAGAGATGGATGTAGATAGCAAGCTGATGGTTATATATGATTGTTTGGTTGAGAATGGCGGACGGATGGAGAAGCTGGAAAAACGCAAGTGGTGGAATACAAGTGCAGGCGCCCTCAGTGGATTTTTTGGCGGGGCGTTTGTTATAATGGCGAAAATTATTTTGTGGAAGTAGCGGAGGCATATAATGGCAGGATCATCAACAACACCAATCACAGCAATAGAGGAATGGCGGCAGCATGAGCGGTTCCATCATTTTTCATTTTTTGGTACAGGCGGGGCGGATGGCGGGCCCCAGATGACAATCGCCCCCGGCGTTGTTTTCAAACTGGATGAGGTGTATATACACTTCAGCGATACATTCCCATCAACTGAGGATGTGCGCGTGTATGTGTCAGCAGCAAAAGGCGCACTATATAACCAGCTGCTATTCAGTACCGCATTGAATGGTGAGACGGATATACGTCTGATACTAAGCAATGCCATTGAGATGCTGAGTGACGACCATCTTGTTGTCAGCTGGGCCCAGGCATCTGGTACAGTATTATTTGGCATAAAGGTGCAGGGCTGGGCGGCACTGGGATAAAACGGAGGCGATTATGGTATTACCAGTAAAAGAACCATACAGGATATCAAGCCCTTATGGCTGGCGCACGCTGCAGGGCAAAAAGGAATTTCACAGCGGCATCGATTTTGTAAGTGATAGCGATAGTGAGGATGTGCTTGCAATTGCTGATGGCATTGTCGTGTATGACCAGGATGATTATGATGACGCGCTGCGCTGGGTTGACAAGCATCACAGCGCAGGCAATATGGTAATACTGCAGCATGAAATTGACGGCCAATCCTATTATGTGCGATACCTGCACTTGCTTGAGAATACTATTAAAAAAGGTGAGCGGGTGAATGAGGGTGATGTCATTGGGCAGTACGCGGATGTCGGGCGTTCGTTTGGCGCGCACTTGCACATTGATGCATATGATGTTGATTGGAAAAAGCTGGATATTACCCAGCTGTTCATTGCAGGTGGTATTGATCCATGAAGAAGGCGCTTGTGAAAGCAGGTGAGGCAGTGCTGGGTTTTTTCTTCACCCTCGCTGCAGTTGTAGGGGTATTGGTTGGCGGTATTTTGCTGCTTGTAAATATTACGAAACGGAAAGTGGGAAAACGCGGGCATGTAAGTGTTGAAAATCCTGAGAGGGACGGTGATCGTGAAAAAGCTGATCGTATTAACAACAGTATTGACAATCTGCTTGATTAGTACCCTATCCATTGCAGATGAGTGTCCGACGTGGGTGCCAGATAGCAAGTGCCAATATTTTGAAGATGTTTTACAGGCAGCGCGCCAGCATGCAAAAACACTGGATGCTCCTCCGATGGTTGTTGACGCGTATATCGCCGACCAATACTTATTTATAGTTATTAAGCGGGCGGATATGGTGAGCCGGGTGAAGCTGGGGAAGTTTGATTATATCAAAGATGTGCGCGTGCATAATGGCAAAATTGAATTTGAATATTACACGGACATACCAACAGGGAAAAGAGCTCTGGACATGGCAATTGGTGCGATTGCGGGCTTTTTTGTGGGCAGTGGGTTGATAATTGTTCTGTTGTTGCTGTAGTGGAGGATTATATGGGTGAAAAGAATGGGAAGAAAAGTATGCGTCAAAAGGTAAAAGAGATGAAGCAAACGACGCCCAGCCCCAAAATGCCCGATATTGATAATATATGGGAAGGGCTGACGTGGCTTGTGGCATTTCGTCTCAAAGAGGTACTCATTTTTATTGGTACCATATTACTGCTATTATTGATTATTGTTTTGATATTGAATTACCAGGGTGTCAATGTGTTCGCACTATTTGGAGGCAATAAATAATGGGTTTCTGGAATTGGGCAGCGCGCAAGATACACGAAAAGGCAAGCCGTACAAGCGGCATCCTTGTCACCGGCATGGGGACAACAAAGTGGACGCCGCATGATTATGAGAATTTTGCCAATGAAACATATCTGAAAAATATTATTGCATTCCGCTGCATTGACCTTATTGCGCGCAGTGTTGCAAGCACGCCCTGGGGCCTGTATCGGAATGTTGGGGATGATGAAGCTGAGAAAATTACTGATGGCGAGCATCCTGTAAACAAGATACTGATACGACCCAACCCCAGCGAGTCATTCGCCTTTGTCATGCTGTCAGCAACTGCATATCTTGTGATGAGTGGCAACAGCTATTTTGAGCGGGTTATGCTGGGTACTGGACGCAACATTGGGCAAGTGCGCGAGCTGTACACGCTGCGCCCTGATAGAATGAGCATGCAGATTGACAAGGAGAGTGGGACAATCGAGCAATATATTTACACTGTGGGTGTAAACAAAGTACATTTTGAAGTTGACCCCGTTACCGGACAAAGTGACATACTGCATATGAAATTATTTCACCCAACTGATGACTGGTATGGCGCTGCTATTACGCAGCCAGCCGCCAGGGAAATTGATACGAGCAACAGTGCAACAGAATGGAATAAATCGTTACTGGATAATGAGGGGCGCCCGGGGATGACGTTTATTTCCCAGGAACAATTGACAGACGCGCAGTTCAAGCGCCTGAAGGAACAACTTGACAATCAGTACAGCGGGCCCAAAAATGCCGGGCGGAATTTGCTGCTTGAAGGGATGAACAAGGCTGAGCCCTATGCCTGGAGCCCAAAGGACATGGACTTTATTAACGGCAACAGGGAGATGTCACGCCGGATATCATATGCGTATGGTGTGCCGCCTATGTTGGTGGGTATACCTGGTGATAACACGTATAGCAATTACAAAGAGGCGCGTTTGTCATTCTGGGAGGATACTGTATTTTTTTACCTTATGTTATTCAAGGGCGAACTCAACAACTGGCTATTCCCTGAGACTGATGAGGAGTATCTTGATTTTGATTTGGATAAAATCCCCGCCCTTGCGCCAAAGCGCGAGGCTGTGTGGGAGAGGGTGCGCAGTGCTGACTTCCTCTCATACAACGAAAAGCGCGCAGCTGTGGGCCTGGGTCCATATGAGCCCAGCGATAATCCAGCGGACCAGATATTTGTGAATGCAACTATGATACCGCTTGACGCTGCAGGCATAACCGAGCAGCAGCAGGAGGAAGAAATACAAGAAGAAGAGGAGCAAGAAGTTGAGGAGCTTATGGCCCAGGGCTTTACTGAAAAAGAGGCTGTTGGGATTGTGGGGGCTGAATTTGACGATGATGTAGTGGGTGATAACAGTGATTGATATACAGGGAAATATAGCAAAACAACGTACACGGGCGATGATGTTGCGCAAGCTATCATCTATTGAGCGCAGTTTGGCCCGGGACATGTCACCCAAAATCAATGCCCAGTTCATGGCCGCTGCAAAAATGATTGATAAAGGGGTGGTTGATACTGCTGCAGATATGGCAAATAATAACAGAGGGCAGCGGCGTGAGATACTGCAAAAGAATTATATCCGTGTCGCCTCGTTGTTTGCTGAGGATATTATTACACAGGCCCAACAGAAAAGTATTATGCCTGGTGAAGTGAAGGGCATGATGGATGAGTTCTGGCAGGCGTTCCAGCGATGGGCCCAGACTGTTGCTGCGATGAAAGTGGTGCGTGTTGATACTACCACTAAAAAAGTAATTGCTGCGATAATTAGTAAGGGTATGAGTGAGGGATTGAGCAATTATGAGATTGCTAAAAAGGTGAGGAAGGTTGGCAATATCACAAAGATGAGAAGGGCCCGGACAATTGCGCGTACTGAGACACATAACGCAATGGGCTCATCCATCCAGCAAGCAGCAGCAGTCACCCGGGTACTGCAGGAGAAAGAATGGAGCAGCGCACTGGACGAGCGCACAAGGCGTTCCCACGTTGCGGCAGACGGGCAGCGCGTTCCAATTGATGGAAAGTTTATTGTTGATGGAGAAGCACTGGACCATCCAGGCGATCCGAATGGCAGTGCTGGAAATATTATAAATTGCAGGTGTGTGGCATTATATCATTCACGCAGAGTTGAGGAGGTGGCGATGTGAAGGAATATAAAGATGTGGCGTTTGATGTAAAGGCGGAGGATATTGATACCCAGGGGTTTTTCAAAGGGTATGCCAGCACGTTTGGCGGCCCGCCTGATGCGTATGGCGATATTATTGAGGAAGGGGCGTTTGCGCAGTCACTGACTAAAGGTGGGCGCAATGGCACCGGCGTGCGCATGCTGTGGCAACATGATCCAAAACAGCCGATTGGTGTATGGCGTGAGCTTGCTGAAAATAAGAAGGGGCTGAAGGTCACAGGGCAGCTGGCTATTGAGACGCAGCTGGGGCATGATGCGTATGTTCTGATGAAAATGGGTGCGCTGGATGGGCTGTCAATTGGGTATGATGTTGTTGAGTATGAAATTGACGGGAAACGGGAACAACGGCTATTAAAAAAGGTAAATTTGTGGGAAATATCACCAGTGACTTTCCCTGCAAATACACGCTCCACAATCACCAATGTAAAAGGGATGATTGAGGAGGCGGACAACGAACGTGATTTGGAGAGGGCCCTGCGAGAGGCAGGTCTCTCAATCAATGCCGCAAAGTACGTTGTCAAATTAGCAAGACCGAGTTTGCGAGAGGCAAAGGCGGAGAGGAGCCCACTTGTACAGCTTGAAAAGCAGTTGGAATTTATGACAACTGATATTGGGTGGGGGAGTGTTGTTAAGACGCTTGAAAATATGGCAGATGATTTATAAGGAGGACGTATTATGGATGGATTTGAAAACCTTGATATTGATGTTACAGGTTCAAAAGAACCGGAGGTGGTTCAGGGAGTTGTTGAACAGCTTAAAAAGTTTGGTGGTGCAGTGAAGCAGAATTTTGAGGAGCTGCATAAAAACCACGAGGAGCTTAAAAAGCTGGTTGATGAGAAGGATGCGGGTGTTGATGATGCCTTGATAGACGAACGAATCGTCAAGTACACAGAGGACATCACTACACGCCAGCAGGCAATTGACCAGGCGCTTGCAAAACAGGAAAAGGATTTCACAGAACGTGTTGATCAGATTGAAGTTGCACTGAAGCGACACCCAAAGGCAGCTGGTGTTGATGGCGCGGATTGGGTGAAAGAGGCACGCGACTTTTACCTGTCAGCCATTGCAGCGCGTAACGAGGAAAAGGGCCTGACATATGACAGGGTGCAAGACCTCAAAATTGAGGAACGTGCTGCTGAGTTTGCTGAGTATAAAAGCACGTTTGAGAAGTTTTTACGCAAAGACGAAAAGGGACTGGGGCCTGACGATTTCAAGGCACTGTCTGTTGGTTCTGATCCGGATGGTGGGTACACAGTAACGCCCGCAATGAGCAACCGGATAATCCAGCGGCTGTATGAGAGCGACCCTATCAGGCAGCTTGCTGCAAGTGAGTCAATTACAACTGGCGCGCTTGAGTGGCTGGTTGACTGGGATGAAGCTGGCTGGGGCTGGGAGGCTGAAACTGAGACTGGTGATGAAACTGGAACACCCCAGCTCAAAAAGAAGCGCATCCCCGTTCATGTAATGTACGCAAAACCAAAGGCGACGCAAGTGCTGATTGAGGACAGCGGCATAAACATTGAGAATTGGCTGGCGAACAAAGTGGCAAGCCGGTTCATGCGTGGTGAAGGCGCTGCGTTTGTAAGTGGTGATGGTGTTGGCAAGCCCAGGGGCTTCCTGACATACCCAGACGGAACCAATTATGGGCAGGTTGAGCAGGTTGCGATGGGCGCCGCTGCTGCACTTACTGCAGACGGGTTCATTGATGTGAAATACTCACTCAAAGAGTATTTCCTCAACCGCGGCACCTGGATAATGAATCGGCTGACTGTTGCCGATGCAATGAAGCTGAAGGATGGGGCTGGTGACTACATTTGGAAACCAGGGCTCACAAACGATCAGCAGTCAACCCTTCTGGGATTGCCCGCGCGTATGTCAACCTCAATGCCAACTGTGGCCGCGGGCGCGCGTGCTGTTGCACTGGCTGATTGGGCGGAAGCATATATGGTTGTCGACCGTCTGGGTATTACTATCCAGCGTGACCCGTATACTGCAAAGCCGTTCATTGAATTTTATACACGTAAACGAGTTGGTGGTGATGTTGTAAATTATGAAGCCATAAAACTCGGCGTGATATCGGTATAAGGGGGATGACATGAGAGACGGATACAGTAATTTCGGATTTTTCCAGGCACTGACTCCAGACGTGTACGATTCCGACACGGATGGTGATACTATTGATTTGCGAGGATATGACACAGCGGTTATCCTTGCAAATATTGGTACACAAAACAGCGCAGGCGATGACTCAGCGACCAGTAAATATGAGCTGGCACTTGAGCACGCACTGTCGGACGCAGATGGGTCACTGTACTGGAGTGAGGTGGCTGCATCACAGGTACTACACAGTGTAATTGGGCCGGGAAGTGGCTTTGCATCTGGGTATTTCCAGACAATAGGCTCAACCCTGTCCAATGCATACCAGAGTAATGTGTATGCTATTGGGTACAAAGGGTCCAGGCGATGGATACGCCTGCGCCTTGAGGCAACTGGCGCACCATCTGCACTTGCAGCGGGGGCGATCGCACTGTTGGGCCTTCCTGCCAACTGGCCTGTGAATGTGCCTGAAAACGAATAAGAATGCAGGGCAGTGAGTGGCATTATGCTGCTCACTGTCTATGCCATAAAGGAGGATTACAATGGCTGGAGTTGATGAGACATATCAGGTGGGTATTGGCATAGAACAGGGCGCTCAGAAATTGTTTGTTGGTGAGGAGGCTGAACTCAAGTTTTTTGATGAGGAATTTTCTGGCAAACGGCTGAAGCATATGATCATGTCAATTGGCACACTGACGAATTATATAAGTGAAACAAGCGTGCTTGCTGCAAGTGTATTCTCACCAGAATACGGATACGCAATGTTATCACTCGCCGCTGGGTGCAGTAAGGCATCTATCAAACTGCCATCCGCCCAGGTGGGCGCGCGGCTGGTTATAAACTTGCAGAATGTTGAGAGTGGTGCAGCAATATCAATATTGGCTGCGAGTGCTGGTGGCAATGCAAGTCTGACGGGTATTGACGGCACTGACTTGTCTGTCCTTGCTGTTGATGCGAGCAATAAGGATGGAATTGTAACACTTGTTGCAATTGATGAAGATTCCTGGGCAGTTGTTGAGAATGCCGGTGGGGTTGTTACTGAGCAGGCAAGCAAGTAAGCGCGTAAAAAGTAAAATAACAAAGGAGGGAAGGACATGAAAATCAAAATGACAAAAACTTCACAAGGGTACCCGGACGGCATTGCGCTGCGCAGGTATGTTGAGGGCGATGTGTTTGATGTGCCCAGCGAGGCAATGAGTGTTGGGCTCGCCAATAGTTTTTTGGAGATGAAAGTTGCAAAGGAAGTTGACGCATCCTCTCCCGCCCCGGCAGCAGGAAAGTCCGCTGGCGCAGCGCCTGAAAATAAAGATGCTGCAGGTAAAAAAGCCGAGGACAAAAGTAATGCCAATGAAGGTGAGGGTGAGGCGCCTGTGAGTGAAGAAGAAAATGAGGGCAAGGACAAGAAAAAGGATGGTAAGAAGTAATGAGCCAGCTCAACCCAAAACCTCAGCAGCATAATAATCTGAATGTGTCTGTACTATCGGGCCCGGACATTGAACCTATTACTGTTGATGAAGTAAAAGTGTTTGGGCGAATAGACACTACTTCAGAGGACACACTGTTGTCAAATATGATAACATCTGTCCGTGAGGCGGCTGAACGATATACGGGGAGGGCATTTATCCAGCAACAGTTCCGGGCAGTGTTTGACAGCTGGCTCGGATACAAGATGGAATTGCCCTTCCCTCCTTTGATTTCAGTTGATAAAATTGCAACACTGGACGCAGACGGAAATGAGCTTGAGGTTGACAGTGATGATTATTATATTGTTACTGATACAATGCCTGGGATGGTTGTACTGGACAGGTCATTGCCCGTATCAAGCAGGGATTACGCAGGCAATATTATTGAGTACACTGCTGGGTATGGTGAGGAGGCTGCAGATGTGCCAAACGGCATAAAACAAGCGCTGCTATTATGGACAACTATTATGTATGAAAACAGGGTAATAAATCCCAGCGAACCACCACCGGAAGTAATGCCAATGCTATTTCGCTTCAAAGTGATGAGGGTGTAATAAAATGAGTTGGATTGCCAATAAACTGCGCAACCGAATTGAGATACGTAAACCCAGCTTTGAGCCGGTTGATGGCGGTATGTTGCAAACGACGTACACTACATTGGCAACTATATGGGCGCAGATACGTCCTGTGTCAGATTACATCCAGGCAGTGCGCCATACAAACGTGAACGCGGAAACAGAATCACCAACCCATGATTTTCGTGTGCGCGCAGGGTCACTTGAGGGGCTCAATATTGCGTTTGGCGGTGGATTTGCTGAGGGGTTTGATGTTATTGAAGATCTTGCTGCTGTAAAAAGTGATTGGTACGTGTTTTTACAAAAAGGTGAGTCAAGTGTGCGTGGCAGATTGTTCCGGGTTGTGGGTGTAAAGCGTGATGAGCAGTACCACGAATTTGCCATAATACGAACATATGAAGTACAGGAGATGGGGACTGGGTATGCAAATTAAAATGAGGGTGACAGGTGATAAACGATTGCGCGCTGCATTACGAGGTATGGGCCGCAACGTACCCAGGCGCGTACAGGATGAGATGGTGGCTGTTGGGAATGATATGCGCAATTTTATGATGAAAAAAATGAAAGTCACCCCGCGTGCAAATTGGTTCTATATGCGTGGTGGCAAAAGACACTTTCCGTCAAAACCTGGCGAGTTCCCTGCACGTGATACGGGTGAACTTGTCGGACATATTGTTGTTGATGATAGACGCAGGGCTGTTGAAGTTGGCGCGCAGGTAGGGGCGCCGCATGGTAAGATTTTGGAGGAGGGCAGTGCTGATATGAAAGCGCGCCCCTGGGTTGAGCCAACTGCTGAGGCGTTTGAGGATGAATTTCGTGACAGAATGTATGATGCAATTCGGAGGAGTATGAAATGAAACTGGGTCCCATAGTGTTACGTATACGCGCAGCGGATACACGATTTGGACAGCTGATTGGCGGGGCGGGTGAGTTGGATACTGCAATGCGCCACCCGCTCAAAAAAGACATGGCGTTTGTTATCCAGCTATCAGACACCGCGGAGGAAAATGGGCTGAGCAATGGTATACAGCAGCAGTTGACTGAGCGGTTTGGTGTTATTGTATTATTGTCGATGGATGACAGCAGTACAAAAGACCTGGGAATGGCAGCATATGACCAAGTACATGATGTGCGCAATGAGTTGTTCCGCGCGCTGCTGGGCTGGCTGATGGATGATTTGGAAACTCCTATCACGTATGTCGGCGGGCGTTTACTGGGTGCAGACGATGCCAGGTTATGGTATCAGTTTGAATTTGAAGCTGCATCTATGCTTGTAAGTGACCCCGCATTGCAACAGGATGAATTTGGCGGGGCGGGTATACAGGCAAAGACATGGGACGATCCTATGGAAGTCAGCAAGCTGCCTTCATTCAATCGTTTATACGCGCAGTATATTTTATCACCCAGTAAAGACTTACCACATTTGGGCGAGCTGCCGTTTGTTGGTACTGTTGATATGGAGCAGCTTATTGACTTTGAAGAGGAAAAAAGGCGGCTTGAAGATGGCGGGTACGCTGTTGGTTTTGCCGCATCTTTCAATATATTTCGTTCAATTGAGTAAAATGAGGAGGTGGCGACGTGGCTGAGGAAACAAGATTTTTAATACCAGTAAGTGGGTTGATTGTGCGTGACCCCAGATCAAAGCACCCATTGCCTATTGATGGAGCTGAAAAGCCCTGGATTGGGCCAGAGGGCAGATACTGGCGCAGGCGTGTATCTGATGGATCATGTATAATCCGCGCACAACGAAAACGAGCACAGGCGCCAACACGGGCTGATGCATATAAACGTGGAGACGAGGAGGAATAAACCATGCCAATTTCATTTAATAACATCCCCGATACCACCAGAACTCCTGGTGTGTATACTGAGGTTGACAATAGTAGGGCGCTGCAGGGGCTTGTACAAAACCCGCACAAGGCGCTCATTATTGGACAAAAGGTAAGCGAGGGATCGGCTGAGGAAGAAATGCTGTATGCCATAACCAAAGAGGACATGGGGTATAGCTATTTTGGGCCGGGCTCCATCCTTGCGCGTATGTGCGCAAAATTCAAAGAGGCGAATCCGAACACTGAATTATTCGCAATCGCATTGCCAGATGATGGCGCAGCTGTTAAGGCAGTTGGTACAATTCATTTATCACAGGCGATGAGCGGGGTTGCTGGTTGCACAGGCACCCAGACATTATACCTGATGATAAACGGGCGCAAAGCGTACACTGTATTGACAAGTGGGTGGTCATTGGCTGATGTGAATAGTGCGGTGGTTGATACTGTGAATGACGACTCGCATTTGCCAGTTGTTGCGAGCACCACCGCGGACAGTACAATTGACTTGACTGCTGTGAATGCTGGGGAGGCTGGTAACAATATCGATTTCCGTTTCAATTACTACACCGGACAGAGTAACCCAACATTTTTTACAGACTCAATACTTGTGAGCGCAATGGCATCCGGTGCTAATAATCCGGACATTGGTGATGTTTGGGCAGTAATTGACGGCGAGCAATTTCACTACATTGCAAACCCATATGACGACGCTGCAAACCTTGCGGAGCTTGAGGGCGAACTTGAGGATCGCTTTGGGCCGCTGGAGGATTTGCAGGGACATGGGTTTACCGGGTACAGGGGCACCCAGGCAAATTGTACAACACACGGCAATGACAGGAACAGCCCTTTCAATACTAACATTGGTTTTTATGATGGGCCAAACGCGCCGGAGGAGTGGGCTGCATCGCTTTGTGGTGTTGCTGCGAAAAATCTTAATAATGATCCAGCGCGTCCGCTGCAGTTTTTAAAACTGCCTGGTATTTTACCCCCGCCCGCGTCAAGCCGGTTTACCCGGGCTGAGAGGGAAATACTGTTGTATGATGGCATTGCAACGTGGATTGTCGACAGTGGTGGAAATGTGTTAATTGAGCGATGCATAACTTCATACCAGAGTAATGCGCTGGGCTTGCCTGACCCATCATACTTGGATGTGCAGACACTTGCAACATTGGGTGAGATTCGTTTCCAGTACAAGACACGGATGGTGAACAGGTTCATCATACCGCGCTTCAAATTGGCTGACGATACATTCCCAGTACAGCCTGGTAGTTATGTTGTAACACCAAAGACACTGAAGCAGGAAATCATTTCACTGTTTGCACTGCTGCGCGACCAGGGGCTCATTGAGAACCTTGATGACTTTATTGACAACCTGGTTATTGAGCGCGATAGTGCTGACGCTAATCGGGTGAATGTGCTGATGCCACCTGACCTGATTAACCAGTTCAGGGTACTGGCTGGGCTCATTCAATTTATATTATAACGGAGGACTGAAGGATGGCAAAAATTACAGGACGAGTTGAAGTGCTTGTGAATGGAAACCCGTTGCTGAACAAGCCTGGCGCCACGGCAAGTGGCCTGGGCTTGTCAGGCGCGCCCGCATTTGAGCGCAAGCCCATTATGGGTGACAGTGGCATACATGGGTTTGTTGAGGAGCCTGTCGAGGCACGCTGCGAGGTGACTATCACTGACCGTGACGATGTGAGCTTGAATGATCTTGCTGGCATAAACGGGGACGGCACGTTGATATTCCGATCAGCGGGCGGCGGCAAGGTGTACACGATGAAGAATGCCACGTGTGTTGGCAACTTTACGCTGACAGCTGGCGAGGGTGAGACAAGTATCGCCTTTGTTGGGCAAACGTGGACAGAGGGCACTGAGTAATGAGGCAAAATAGGAGGAGCGGGCATGTCTGATAATCGTACAATTGAACTGAAGCATCCTATCAAAGTTCGTGGGGATGATGGGGCAATGCATGACAAACAGTTTTTAACACTGCAAAGGCTGAAGGCAAAACATTTGAAACTTATACCAAAGAGTTTGTATGTTGACAAAGGCAGTAAAAAGAAGGGCCCGGACATTGAGCCTCATGAAATACTGCCTTTGCTTGCTGGACTTACTGGTATTACAGAGGAGGAAATCGGTGAGCTGGACGTTGCGGATTTGATGCACGCTGCTGAACAGCTCACCGATTTTTTATCAGAGAGCCTTCCGGGGGCATAGTTATTTATAGCAACTGGGAGGAGGTGCTGTATTATGTTGCATATACGTTCGCATTCAGCCCAAAGGATTTGATGGAGTTGACGATTGAAGAATTACATTTTTGGTACAAGGGCGCTGACACTGTTGTTCGCTGGATGAAGGGTAAGGAATAGATGGCAAAGACATTTGACATATCAATTTTGATGCGCCTCAAAAACGAGCTGACAGGGCCCCTCAAAAAAGTGTCAAAAGACATGGAGGGGTTCCGCCGCCGTATGAACAAGATTGGCGGGCAGATGCAGGACGTTGGCAGCAAAATGACAACTCGTCTATCATTGCCAATGATGGCCCTGGGCGGGCTGGCGCTGAAGGCAAGTGCTGACCTTGAGACGATGCAGGTTGCTTTTGAGTCACTGACTGGCAGTGCTGAGGGTGCTGAAAAAGTCATGAAGGATTTGACTGAGTTTACAGCGGGCACACCCTTCCAGCTTGAGGGAGTTGGCAAAGCTGCAAAACAGCTTATGGCCGCCCAGGTGCCTGCTGAGGAGCTGCGTGGCAAATTAAAGTATCTGGGTGATATTGCTGCTGGTGCCAATGTGCCCCTTGAGGACATGGCGAGTATATTTACAAAATCAAAAGCCAAAGGCAAGGCAATGACTGAGGAATTACTGCAGTTGTCAGACCGTGGTATTCCCATTATTGATGTGCTTGCCAAAAAAATGAATGTCAGCAAAGAAGAAATTTTTGACATGGCATCAAAAGGCAAGGTATCGTTTGAGATACTTGAAGATGCACTGCAGTCAATGACAAAAGAGGGTGGTGTATTTGCCAACCAGATGGAAAAGCAAAGTAATACATTGGCCGGTATATTCTCAACACTAAAAGACAACTTGCAGCTGGCGTTTGGGGAAATTGGAAATATACTTGTTGACACGCTGGATTTGAAACAGGTTATGAAAGACGCGATTGGGTGGATACAGGAATTTGTGAAGTGGCTAAAAAACATATCAGAGGAACATCCGGGCCTTGTGCGTATTGCTGTTATTATTATGGGTATTGTGGCAGCTCTGGGTCCGCTGCTGTATATGGTTGGCACTGTTGTAAAATTCCTGGGCCCGTTGGGCACTGGGCTGAAAATGGTTGTGACGCTGGGTACGTGGTTGATCCCTGTACTGTATGGGATTGCAAAGGGGCTTGTAACGATGCTGATTGCTGGAGGGCCCATTGTCTGGGTGCTCACTGCTATCGCTGCAATTGCGCTTGTTATATACAAAAACTGGAAACCGCTCAAACGATTTTTCAAATCAGTGTTTGACCCAGTTGCCACATTTGTAAAAGAGACGTGGTACAGGCTGAGTGAGTTTATTGATGGATTCAAAGACAAAGTTGTTGGTATGTTTGCAAAGGTGAAGGAAATATTTGGCAAGATAAAAGACTTTTTTGCCAACATCGGCAAAGACCTCGGGCTCATTGAGGGCAAGGCAAAAGTGAGTGGTGAGATTACAGGGAAGTCAAAAACTGATGTCACTGTACGTGTAAAATCTGATAAGG